TAATAACAATGGCTACAAATCACGCTGCCATTAAGCCAGTGCATCCTATTGCCCCTTTTGGTAAAGTCACAGCAACAAATTACACAGACTGGACAACAGACACAGCAGTCCAGCAAGCATCTCTTATGATATCTGTTGAAATCTGGCAAGCGCGTACAGCCACCCTTTCAGGCAGTAACGCTGTAGATTTCCAGCCAAGCCCTTACCGAATGAGCGCACAGCTTCTCGCTAAGGTGCGAGGATTGATCGCTCACGCACTTGATCCGCGTTCAATGGTGGGCTAATGCCGCCAGTAGCGATAACTACACTCCGCACTACTTTAGCCACCGCGCTAGTAGATAACACTAAATATCAAGTCTTTGCTTTTCCACCTGCCACAGTTCTTGCTAACTCTGTCATCGTGTCTCCAGACGATCCTTATCTGACACCTAGCAATAACCAGCACATCACTATCAGCCCAATGGCTAATTTTAAGATTATTATGACTGTGCCTTTATTTGACAATGAAGGAAACCTAAACGGCATTGAAGATACTGTCTGTGGCGTGTTCGCTAAGCTCGCAGCATCATCTCTGGTCTATAATGTAAGCGCAATCAGCGCACCAAATATTCTCAACGCTGCTTCGGGAGACCTTCTCAGCTGCGAGATGTCCGTATCAATCCTAACGAGCTGGAGCTAAAATGTCCGAGTGGGAAAAAGAAAACGAAGCCTTCCTGATCAAAATCGGGCAGGTAGCACCAACAGCACCAAAGCCAGTAACTACTAAGAAGGACGAGGAATAATCTCATGGCTGTATTTCTAAATAACAATGTAGGTGTGAAGATTAACTCAGTCGATCTTTCAGACCATGTCACAGCAGTAACAATCAACCGCGTATTCGACGAGCTAGAAGTCACGGCTATGGGAGATAATTCGCACAAGTTTGTAAAGGGCTTGGAATCTTCAACTGTAACTATCGACTTCCTAAATGACACAGCAGCGACAAATGTATTGGCAACACTACAAGCTGCATGGGGAACAACTGTCACAGCAGTATTCCTACAGACAAAGGGAACAATAGTCTCAGCGACTAATCCTTTGTACACAGTTTCATTGCTAGTCAATAACACAACAGACATCAATGGTGCTGTTGGCGATATTGGTACACAGTCAATCACATTTACTGCTAACTCAACAGTTGCAGTAGCCACATCAGGCACATTCTAAACAAACTATAAAGGGGCAAACTCATGGCAAAACTAAAGATCGTTCGTAATGATGGAAGTGTGCTAGAAGGAGAAATCACGCCTGCCGTGGAATATTCCTTCGAAACCCACCATAAAAAAGGGTTCCATAAGGCTTTTCGCGATGACGAGATGCAGAGCATGGTCTATTGGTTAGCATGGGAAGTAACACGCAGGTCAGGTGAAACTGTTAAGCCTTTCGGTATGGATTTCATTGAGACACTAAAAAGTGTCGAGGTGCTTGATTCAGACCCTTTAGCTTAAAGCGCGATTTTCCGTTCACCTATCTAATCGCTAGGCTAAGCATTAGATTGGGAATCGCGCCACAGCAGTTATTAGATCTAGATAAGACCATGCTCGATGCATTAGTGCAAGGGCTTAAAGATGAAGCGAAAGAGGTGAGCGATGCCAGCAAGCGTAAAGGGCGCGGTCGCTCTTAGAAAATCGCTACGCCAGTTTAGCCCTGACCTTGCTAAGGCTTTACCTAAAGAGGTTGCAGCAGCCCTTAAACCAATTACGAGAGCTGCTAAAGGATATCTGCCCGATGATGGGCAAGTCCTTAGCGGATGGCTAACCCGTGAAGGTTCACAGTCTCGCTTCCCTAGTTACAACGCTCGCATCGTTAAAGGCGGCATTGGCTATAAGACAACGCCATCAAAGCCTAACCGCAGAGGTTTTAGGTCTCTTGCTCGCGTATTCAATAAGAGTGCTGCTGGAGCAATCTACGAGACTATGGGTCGCAAGACTCCACAAAGCAGATTTGTACAGAATCAGCAAGGCAAGTACAACTCACACATGAAGGGCGATCAGAAGATGGAAGGTCGCGCTTTGTTTCGCGCTTATGAAGAAAACAACGGCAAGGCTAGAGAAGCAGTCCTTAAGGCTATTCAAGGCGCAGCCAACAAACTCAATGCAAGAGCGAGAGGCTAACCATGGCTAATGTAATGATCGACATTGCTGCGGAGTTCACAGGCAATAAAGCCTTCAAGCAAGCCGATAGCGCAACAAACAAACTCACTAAGAATGTTAAGCAATTAGCAGGTGCTTTTGGTCTTGCTTTTGGTACTACACAGGTTCTTGCTTATGGCAAGGCTGCGGTTAGAGCAGCAGCAGCAGATGAAAAGGCACAGAAGCAATTATCCCTAGCTCTTAAGAATGTTGGGCTTGGTCGAGATGCTGCTGCATCAGAAGAATACATCCAGCGACTACAAACAGAGTTCGGCATTGTCGATGACTTGCTTCGTCCTGCTTATCAGACTCTGGCTGTAGCCACTGGCGACACAGCAGAATCTCAAAGACTTCTTAATCTTTCATTAGATATTTCGGCATCAACTGGTCGTGATCTTTCTAGCGTTACAGCAGCATTGAGTCGTGCATATTTAGGAAACAATGCAGCTCTTTCTCGATTAGGTGTAGGTATCTCGAAGGCAGACTTAAAGGCAAAGTCCTTTGAGGAAATCACAAACCAATTACAAAGCACATTCGCAGGATCTGCCACTGCTGCTGCTAATACCTTTCAAGGTTCAATCGATAAGCTCAGCGTTGCTTCTGCTAATGCAAGCGAGATCATTGGTACTGGTTTAATCGATGCGCTTACTAAACTTGGTGAAGATACAAGTGTTGCGAATCTAGCAACAAACATGGAAAAGACTGCTCTTTATATTGCAGATGTCATCCGTGGTATAGGAGTATTAGCCGGAAAGTTAAAGGATCTGCCTATCATTGGCAGCATCAATGTTGGCATGATTCCTATTCTTGGTACTTATCTGACAGTATTGCGTGAGGCTGGAAAGCAAGCACCAATCCAGAAGGCTTCCGATAATGCGCACCTAAAGTCTTTACAAAATCAGTTCACAGTTACTAAGAAAACTACTGCTCAAGCCAAGATTCTTACAAAAGAAACTGCCGCACAATTAAAGGCTAAACGACTACAGCAAGCCATTGACAAGGCTAACCTTGCTCTTAGCAAGGGTGAAGAAATCTTTGACATGGACAAGATCCAGATTGCAGCAGCTCTGACTAATCAAGCTGAGCAATTAGGCAAGGCAACATCCTCAGCACAGATGTTACAGATTGCTAACGATACTGCTCGCCTAAATGTTAAGCGTTCAATCCTTGCCCTAGAGGATGCTATTGCCTCAAAGGATGAAGCAGCCATTATTGCTGCCACGGCTAAACTTAATGCAGACCTTAAAGTCCTTGGTGCGTTGGGTATGCAAAATATAAAACTTCAAGACATTAAATCTATTCTTGACAGTCTAAAGCCTAAAGACCTTATAAACATTAGCAACCTTGAAGAAGCCTTGCGCTTATTGGCTCAAATTGATTTACTTTCTAAGTCTAAAGTCCCGACAAGTGCATCTCTAGGCTCTGGCATTCCAGCAGGAGATTACATAGCACCCATCTCCACAACAGGCGGCTCAATCGAGGCAATCTTAGAATACGCAGATGCAGCAGCAGCTCGCGCTAATGCTTTTGCAGATCTTCTAGACATGGAAAACGCAGCAGCAGCACCATCTTCTATGGCTTCAACAATAGACTTAGAAGCAATCGCTCGCTCATCTCTACTGCAAGGTTTAGCAGGTGGAGCAGGTGTATCTGGCGCAGTAAGCGGGTCACGCTATGCAGCTCAAGCCGCTAACGCATACAACATTACTATTAACACAGGTGTCGGTGACCCTAATGCGATCGCAGAGGCTATTGACAATGTACTTCGTGAGGCGCGAGACAGAGGAACGCTAATAGCAATATGACATGGCTTCCAGAGTGGCGAGTTACAGTAGGTGATGATGTCTATACGACTGTCACCTCTGTGTCGTTCGCATCTGGTCGCTTAGACATTGATCGGCAACCTACAGCAGGTTACTGCCAAGTAGAGATTATTAACACAGACAATTCGCCTTTTACCATCAATGTTACAGAGCCAATTACTTTAGAGCTTAAGAACTCAACTGGCACTTATGTGACTGTCTTTGGTGGAGAAGTATCAGACTTCAATGTCGGAGTGCGTAGCCCAGAAGAAACTGGCTACATAACCACAGGCAAGATCCTAGGCATTGGCTCACTGGCTAAATTGACTAAGGCTGTCTATAACACAGCCCTTATAGAAGAATTAGATGGCGAGCAGATTGCAGACATCTTAGGTGCAGCCCTAAACCTGTCATGGGCAGAAGTGACACCTACTGTTACATGGGATACATACCCAGCCACACAGACATGGTTAGATGCAGAGTCATCTATCGGCACTATCGACACAGGCTTCTACACAATGATCGCTCTTGCAGCCAGTGCTACTGCAAAGTCTCAGACCCTTGCAGATCAGATTGCCAATAGCGCACTCGGTCAGCTCTACGAGGAAAAGGACGGGGATGTTTCCTATGACGATGCCGATCACAGATCTAACTACCTTGCAGCTAATGGCTTTACTAACCTCGATGGCGCATATGCAACACCAAGCTCTATCACCTCAACAACTCAAGTTGCTCGTATCCGTAACAGCCTTATCTACAAATACGGCACAGGATACGGATCTACCTACAGCACTTCTGACACAGACTCCATAGCTTCTTACGGGCTGTTTGAGCGGTCAGTCGAATCTAACATTAAGAACCTTGCAGACATCACCGATATCGCCTCTAGAGAGCTTAAACTGCGTGCAACACCTAGAGCATCATTAGGTGCTATTCGCTTTCGTCTAGATAATCCAGACATGCCGAGTGCAATGCTTGACAGCCTTATCGGGGTCTTTTTTGGTCAGCCTGTACTTATAAACAATCTGCCTAGCAACTTGCTTGGTGGAATCTTTGACGGCTTTGTAGAGAATGTGGCACTTAATGCCACCCCTACTTATGTGGACATAACTCTCTATGTCTCAGCTACAGACTTCTCACTCAGCACGACTCAATGGGAAACAGTATTGCCAGCCTCATTAGATTGGGATGGCGTAAATGCTATACTAACTTGGACTAACGCGACTGGAGCACTAACCTAATGGCACTATCACCGAACTATGGCTGGGCAGAACCCGATAACTCAAGCCTTGTAAAAAATGGCGCACAGGACATTCGCGCTCTGGGCGATGCTATTGACACATCTCTCTGGAATGTTGGCTATGGTCAAGCTGGTAAGAACAAAATTATTAATGGTGACTTTAGTATCTGGCAGCGTGGTACATCTTTCACAGTCACCACTGCTACATTCGCTGCGGATAGATTTTTTCACAACAAAGATGGCAACGGCACTGTCACAGCAAGCCAGCAAGCATTTACTGCTGGAAGCGCGCCTGTTGCTGGCTATGAAAGTCAGTATTTTCTACAAATAGCAACAAGCTCTGTAGGCACTTCAACTTACCATCAAACTCAACAATACATTGAAGATGTAAGAACTTTTGCTGGTCAGACAATTACAGTTTCTTTTTGGGCAAAACTGTCTGCTGGAACTGTAGGATCGACTTATTTTAGAATCAATCAAAACTTTGGTTCAGGTGGATCAGCTTCAGTTACTGGTGCATCTAATACTTTCACACCGACTGGTTCTTGGCAACGCTTTACAGCTACAGTTACATTGGCAAGCATTGCTGGAAAGACTATAGGCACAGGTTCTCAGATTGCTTTTGATTTAGTCGTTCCTTTTACTGCTACTAACACTTTACAAATCTGGGGTGTGCAGGTTGAATACGGCTCAAAAGCAACACCTTTTGAGACTGCAACAGGAACAATCCAAGGAGAATTAGCCGCTTGCCAAAGGTATTACCAAAGATTTGATTTTGATACCGATGGATTAACTGGATTTTTTGGTAATGCTTATTCTACGACGGCGGCTGCGCTTATTAGAGATTTAGCCGTTCCATTACGAACAACACAAACAACTCTTGATTATTCAAACATCAGACTTTATGATTTTGTTAATAATTACACGATTACAAGTTTGGTTGGCTGGGCATCAGCTGAAAATCACACCGCTGCGGTACTTGCCACTGGCGCAAGTGGATTAACTCAATATCGAGTTTATTACGGGGCTAATAATGGTAGTGCAGGTTATATAGCAATTGGAGCAGAACTATAATGGACAATGTTCAATTTTTAGATATTGCATTACCTAACGGAACAACACAAACTTACGCCATTATTGACAGAGGCAATGGGGAATTTACTTCAATGCTGAAATCAGAATATGACCGCAGACAAGCGGAACAATTCACACCAATGGTTACGGATGAAGCCTAAACTCTCTAAGGCTGCATCACAGTTAAGGGAACAGATCGATGACTCGTTCCCAGATCGTGACCGCGCATCGGATGGTTGGATCGGTGATACCAGACACGCTGCTCGCAAGTCAGATCATAATCCAGATGAGCAGGGTTGGGTTCGCGCCATTGATGTGGACAAAGACCTATTCAAGGGTGGCAAGCCCGACATCATGGGAGATCTTGCTGATCAGCTTCGTACCTTGTCCAGATCTAAGAAAGACAAGCGTATTAGTTACATCATTTACGATGGACGAATCTGCTCACGCATCCTTAACTGGAAGTGGCGCAAATACACAGGGGCTAACAAACACACTAAGCACATGCATGTTAGCTTTAAGAAAGAAGCTGACAATGATGGGGCTTTTTTTCAAGTATCTATGTTAGGTGGAGAATAATGAATGAACTAAAGACAGCAGC